TTATTCTGTTTTTCTGGTGTTTAAGCACTTTTTAAGCACTAGCTTTCCCATGAGTTCCGCTGCTTTACGGTCGTTATCCGCGACATAATGCGTGTAGGTATTGAGGGTAGTCATAGGTGACGCATGACCAAGACGATGGGATACTGATTTGATGTCAACGCCATGCGTCAGCAGCTGAGTGGCATGGACATGTCGAAGATCGTATATCCGTAGTTTTGGATAGCCAAGTTCGTCGAATAGTTTACGGACATTCCTATTGATTGTCGATGGGGGAACAAAGGAGTATTTACGTCCGTAGAATACAAACTGGCTTTTCCTCGGTATCTCATTGATAATCTCTAGGATAGAATGGTCAACAGGGATGATACGTGTAGATGACTCTGTCTTTAGGTTCTGGGAATACTCGAAGTTCGTTTGTCCTCTTGTGATTGTAGCAACAATACTAATCGTGTCATTCTTGAAGTCAATGTCTTTCCATCGTAAGGCACATGCTTCACCAACACGGATGCCAGAGGATACAATGAGGAGCATCATATGGTATAGATATGGATAGGCCGCCTTTTCAATAGCAGCATGGATGATGCTCTGTACTTCTTCCATCGTGGGCAATATCTTCATGGTATTTGTGTGTCTGACATTTCCCCGATAACCAAACACTGGCACCTCATGTATGAATCCCTTGCGCTTGGCGTATAAGAACAAGGAATGTATCTTAGAACACCTGGTGCTCATTGTTGTCTCTGCCGCGTCCATGTCATCCAACATGCGATCAATGTCATTTCCTTGGATAGAACCGATATTTCTAGCATACATATCAGACAAGCAGGTGTTGAACACGCTTTCCAATGTCTTTCTAGTGGAGGTCTTTAGACTCTTATCCTGAAAATACATATGGATAACCTCTTGAAGCGTGTATGAAGTAGATACGGACTTATCATATTTCCGTAGTAATTCCCTTGCTTCACGCATAGACTTCACAATGCGGCTATGGCGTCTCTGTTTTTTCTTTCCATCTTTATCATAGGTGTAGCCAACAGTGACCGTGACCTTATATCGTTTATCAGGGAGTTGCTGAATACTACCCAAAGAGGAACGTTGTCTCATCTTCAATCACCTTTGTATAGCTTAATGCAAAATGCCATAAACCTTTCTGTGACAGTAAAGTATTCTGCTAAATCAGACAAAGATACATGTCCTATTTGCACAGCCTTGTCTAAGTCATGTTCTGGAACAAGGTAATGACATGCCCAGACCATTGCCTTATGCTCTGTCTTGTCAATAGAGATACGGTCTGCATAGCAATGGCATATCGTTGCATTTCCAACGGACGTGAAGTGATGACCAAGTTCTTCTGCAAGGACAGAACGCCTTTCTGCTAGGGTGTCAATATCCTTTGCTATGCCAATCAACTTCATCTTACCATCATCAATGTAAATGCCACGAAGTGGATAAGGAAAGTCTGCGGGTTCCACTATGATATGCTCAGACCGTGCCAGTTCAATCATTCTTTCCATGCTTCTCCTGCTGTTCCCTGTAAAATTTCTCTACGGCTAACTGTAATTCTGGTGGCAATCCTGTAGAACTATCATTGTGAGCAGCGACGGTAATGTCAGTCCCCATAAGGTAGTCAGCAGATACACCGAAGTAATCACTAAGGATTCTGATTGTTTTCCAGCTAGGGTTAGAGTCTGTTTTCTCACTCTTGTTTATGGTCATCCAGCTTAATGGCGTACCGCGCTTTTCAAGGTCAGCAGCAAGCTCTCTCAATCCTAGTCCCTTGGCTTCTCGTAACATTTTGATGCGATTCATAAAAAAAATCCTCCTAACCCTGTTGACAACGATAGTTATACGTCGTATAATAATACTTGTCGAAAGGCAAATGTGGTTGTCAACAATAATCACTAAATTGTTTATACGTTGATTGTATCATATATAACCATATTTGTCATAGAAATAGTTTACTTATTTTTAAGGAGGTCTGCCATATGGCAAACATTATCAGCAAGTCGTTCAACGCTGGAGTATCGCCCAAGGGAAAAGCAATGTGGGCGAAAATCAATTCCCGTATTGACGAGTATGAGGGCAAGAAGAAATACAGCATTGACGTTATCTTCGACAAGGATGGAGAGCAGAAGATGCTCGATGTCATCAATGATGCACTCGACGAAGCCAAGAACAGTCCAGAGTATTCCGGTAAGGTTTGGCGTAATGACACGGATCGCCTTAGTTACCATCCAGAGACAGACAAGGACGGTAACGAGACTGGCAGCCTGGTATTCCATTTCCAAACCAAGGCTTTCATGACAGACCGTGAGACTGGCGAGGAAGTCCAGAAAATCATCCCGGTGTTCTCTAATGAGGAGAAACGCAAGCTGAACAAAGATGAATCCATTGGCAATGGCTCGATGGTTCGAGTGAAATTCACACCGAGTGCCTATTGGATGAACAAATCGTCTAATGGCATCAACCTGTACCTCAGTAAGATTGTGGTTGACAAATGGGTGAAGTTCGGTGGCGGTGACGATGATTTCTCCGAGTTTGGTATTGGTACAGATGACGCTTTCCTGTCCGACGAAGATATTCCTATCTGATTGATGGTGGGGGAGCATGGTACTAATCATGTTCCCCTTTTTGTTTTACCACAAAGGAGAAAACATGAAGATTTATCACTATAATTCGTCATTTCCCTTACGTACATTTACACGAGACAACGAGGTGTACATCGTAGGAAAAGACCTTGCAAAAATCCTGGGATACAAAAAGGAACGCGGGGCAATTCAGCGACATGTCAGTGAGCGCAACAAGGACTTCTTCTGTGTTTCAGATAGCCGTTGTCAGTTACAGAAAACCGTGTGTATCTCAGTAGCTGGAGTACTGGAGCTTATCAACTCTTGTAGAGCAGAACAGACACCACTCGTCCGTAGTTGGTTTAGCGCATATGTCCTTCCCGATGCAATGCGTGATATGCAGGCAATGGAAGCCAAGGAAGGATACGACTACTGGATGACTCCTGTATATACTTACAAAGATATTCAGAAGAAGCTCGATGTTGATACAAATGTGTTGACGGATTTCCTTATGAATCGTTATTTCATGGACGAGAAGTTCCATCTGATTAACAAGGGAATCTTCATTATTGACCATCGCTTTACACGGGTTGGTTATGAGTTTGTCAAAGAAATGATGAAAGCAGAGGGGTTCAAGAAATGAATTACGAACAGTTAGCTCTGGAGTTAAAGGGTATGGCACAGATTATCCATGCGATTGCCGAGTCACCATTTGAGAATCCCGAAGCACTGGTATTCATCAGCGAACACCTTGATGCCATTGCAAAGATCGTGGAGGATGATGTGAAGAATGGACGAGTATGAAATCCTCAAGAAGAAAATCCTTGAGTTATCGAGAACCATTGATTCTCAGAATAATGCACTAAATCTCGCAGCAAAAGAGTATAGGAATGCAGCTCTATGCTCTAAGTGTAAAATGGAAAAGGTTTGCAGAAATGTAGATTTTCCAGAGTGTTATATTTCATGTGAAGATGTCATAAAGTGTCACTGGATGCATGATATGGAGTGAATATAAAATGGATATGGTATTTGCAAATCGACTCAAAGAGGTACGAGAGCGTTCTGGGATGAAGCGCAAGGAAGTCGCTGAGAAATTAGGGATTACCATGCAGGCTTATACGTGTTATGAATATGGCAGACGAGAGCCTAGACTCAGTAACCTCATTAAATTATCCAAAATCTTCGATATACCAGTTGATGTGTTATGTTCGCCTTATCCCGTAAACATGACAATCGACAGTTGCTCGGATTTCATCAATTCGATTGACGGTTGCGGCATCGAGAGAATGACTGATAATCCCAATAATTACCTTGTGACTATTCCGTATTCTCCTGAGTATTCCCTTGATTTAGTAATGCCAAGAGAAGATGTAATCTTTATGTGCCAGAGTGTAAACGGTTCTAAGACGGCATTTGTGAGGGCATTCAAGAATAGGTACTTAATGTGTGCAGCTAAATATGCCAGTACAAACAAGGTTCTTTATTGGTAAGGAGGAAACATAAATGAATGACCTGGTAATTTCCGAGATTGCAAATGAGTGTGTATTGGACAGCCGTAAGGTTGCGGATATGATTGGTAAAACTCATGCACATCTTTGCCGTGATATTGATGGATATATCGCCGTCATGAGTCAAAATCCAAAATTGGATTCTGATAAATTCTTCATCAAGCAGACCTATACGGCAGGCACAGGCAAGCAGTACAAGCGCTACGACATTACCAAGATGGGATGCGAGATGGTTGCCAATAAACTCACAGGACAGAAGGGCATCATGTTTACGGCAAAGTACGTAGAGATTTTCAATAAGATGGCAGAGCAAATCATTGAGGAGCGAACAGATTCCTATATGATTACCGATCCTGTAAAGCGTGCCAAGAAATGGATTGAAGAGGAGACGGAACGCCAGAATCTCCGTGCTGAGAACAAGGTAATGCTGCCAAAAGCACAGTTCTATGACACGGTTGCTAATACAGAGTCCTTGTTCTCTATGGCTGACGTTGCTAAGACATTGGATATGGGCATGGGACGTAATAAACTCTTTGCATTTCTTCGTGACAAAGGTATTCTCGATAAAGACAATCATCCATATCAGAAATATGTTGATGCAGGGTACTTGAGACTCATTGAGAACCATTGCAAGGCAGGGGATAACGATGTGGTGTACAAATGTACCTATGTCAAACAGAGAGGTATCGACTATATCCGTAAGATTCTCTTGAAGGAGCGTGGACTCGATGAAAACATGGGCTGATTGCAATAAACCGCATAGGCTGACCATGGAATACATGAAGTCACAGAGAATCAATGGTTTTGCCAATGGAAAGCCAACGAAGAATTTCTTTAGACTGTATAACTTCTTCAAGAAGCAGCCAATGGAAGTCCTGAATCTTCTTCATGAGTTCCTAGGGACGAACCCAGGTAAAAAAATGAATATGACACAGTTTTTCTGGGCAGCGCGTGACTGGAACACGAATACCAAGGTAGCCAAAGTAACTAAGACGAATGAAGTAGATTTCTTCAAATTACTCAAGGAGATGTAATGATATGACCGATAACAAACTCAAACGATTCCAGATCATTATGAATCGTCGTAGAAATATGAATGGTAGATTCAAGGAGATTACCCCGCATCATGCCAAGGAGGAACTCAAGAACATCAGAAAGCACGTAGAAGAGGAAAACGCAAAGCATAGAAAGGAGAACAAAAAATGAAGGGCAGCGATGGAAAGACATATCAGATTCAGGAAGGAACATGCAGTATCAAGGGTTGCGAAGCATGGTATGCTTGTACGGCGTATGATAATGGGCGACTGCGTAAACTTCATTTCATCCCATTCTTTACACGTGAGAGTGCCTGTGATTTCCTGAGAGAGTATACGCGCAGGCACAATATTCAGCTCAGCGAATAAAAGGAGAGGAGAGCATGAATAAGTATCAAAAGAAAAAAGAAAAAATGACTAGGCATAAGAAGATGATTTACGGCTGCTTTACAGAGGTAAGAAAGAGCACGATTGATAAGGTGTGCCTCATGTCAAAGGAGTACGAGTATAAATATTCGTCCGCATTTCTTTTCCGTATTGCAGTTATACAATACCTTAAAGACAAGGGGTATTCAGCAAAGCAAATTGATGACCTCATGGATGTATACTCGGCAACATTGGCTGTAGGGTTTATGGGTAGCGTTGCTATAAATATAAACCTAGATAAAATTCAACAGATGATTGATGAGTTAAAGGAGAAAGAGCATGAGTAACAAGTATAAGTATATGGTTTACAGTTGTTTTCCTGGACTGGACATAGAAACCCTTGACAAGGCGATGTGTATCTCGTTGAAGTACGAAGAACGTTTCCCGATGGTGTTAGGCTTCCGCAAGGAAATCAAGGGACACCTGAAAGACAAGGGATACTCAAAGAAGCAGATTGAGAACTTCATGGACATGTACACGGCAATCTACGCTGTGGGGTTCATGACAGGTGCTGCTGTACGAGGTTTGGTTGATGATGTAGAAGAAAAGGGATTGTTTAATTTTTAAGGAGATGGTCTTATAAAGCAGGGAATACTTATAATGATTGGGCTGTTCGTGACAATGACTTCTCCTCTGGCAGATGCATCGGTATTGCATCCAGCCTATGTCGAGGACACAGAGCTGCGTGCAGTCCCAATAGAAACGAGTGTAGATACTCCGATTACACGTAGGATTCAGGGCAATGTCAGTGCTTACACTGGTGGCTATGTTATGGCTAACGGTGAACGTCCCCACGTGGGTGCCGTAGCAAACGATGTATTGCCATTTGGTACTATTGTACGTATCAATGGAAGGGAGTATGTCGTTAAAGACCGCTTTGGTGGTGGCTATGGTATTGAACGATTCGACATCTACATGGACGATGAATCCTCATGTTGGGAATGGGGTAGACAATATATAACCGTAGAAATTGTAGGAGCGTGTTGATATGAAAAATATGGATAAGGTCATCGAGATGTTTGGCGTAGACTATGGAGAACATTTTCTTCTCAACGATAGAGCGGGTAGTTTCTTCTTTACGCCAAATGGACTCAAATATACCCTAAAGGGAATCACCATGAACGCGCCAAAGACGCTCTCAGACATGCTCTCAGGGGTTTGTTTTTTAGATGACGTATACGATAACGTCGGATATGGCGACATGTTCTGGTACGTTAAGCGCGTTGGTGACAAGCTGATTGCTGTTGGTGAAAAATTCGACATTTATGACCCAATGCATCTGGCCTTGTATAAGTCGAACAATGTCTTTGCAACCAGCAAGGCAGCGCTACGTAATGCAGATAAGGTCAAGAAGGAACTCAATGATTTCTACAATGATTGTGTAAGGGGATATGGTGATGAGTAATATCATTTCTCAGTTGAACCGCAGGAGTCTTGTCGAGTACGTCAGTGACGCAGTATTGCAGTCAGATGGAACGTATCGCTGTACCTGTCCATTCCATGCAGGAGCAACGAATCCTACGAGTTTCGCTATTTTCCCAAGTACAAACACCTTCTATTGCTTCTCGTGTCGTGCACAGGGTAAAGGTGTTATCTCCTATGTACAGCACCGTGATTCCTGTACATACATGCAAGCTGTAAAGACTCTTTGTGACGACTTTGGACTCACCATTGATTCCGATGACTCTTTTAATGCTCACATGGATATTGTACAGAGGAACGAGGTATGGGCAAAGGGGATGCAACGGAATCTCCCTGTCATCTATAAGTATCTCAAAAACAGAGGTTTCACGGATGAGACTATCAAGCTCTACGGGTTTGGATACAGCACCAAGAATCAGGTATTGTCTATTCCAATGCGTGATGAATTTGGACGTTGTGTAGCATTCTTGTATCGTCACTTTGACGGTGGCTGTAAGTACAAGAACTCCAAGAATGTTCCTGGGCTGTTTGTCAAAGGCGAATTCCTATATGGTATCAATGAGACCATCAAGAATCTTCGGAGCACTAAAAGCATTATGCTTTGTGAGGGTTCACTGGACGCTGCTAGTGCAACACAACAGGGACTCTGCTGTATGGCCTACTGTGGCATCAGCATTACACGGAGCCATGCGGATAAGGTCACGGAGATTTTACGGCCTATCAAGGGTGGCAAGGTAATTCTTGTACCTGATAACGATGGGAAAGCATCAAAGTTTGTACTGCGTGCGCGTGAGATTTTCCGTAAGTATCATCCGCAGACCGTTGTGAAAGTCGCTGTTATCCCAGACGGCAACAAGGACCTCAATGACATGCTCGTGAATGGCCTTGACATTGCTAAGGATTGTACATACGAACCGTTGGACTACTATTGTGCCAAAGAGATCATCAAGGGCGAGTCCGATAAAGAGGTACAGGAAAAGCTCGTTGTTGAATACATGAAGTCTGTGTCTAACCCTGTAGTCCGTGCTGATATTGCAGAGTATCTGGCAAAGGAATGGGACCGTGATGTCACTCTTGTACGAGAACTGCTGTCTGTCAAGGAAGATACCATTGACGAAAAGCTCAAGGATTTTGTCACAGTAGAACAGGCGTATACTGCACTGGACAAGATGGAAGAGGGCAAGGCAATCACAACAGGTTTCATGAATATTGACGATGCTATTACCATGATAAAGACAGACGTCACCATGATTGCGGGCTATTCATTCTCTGGTAAGACCAGTACGACATGTCAGATGATACTGAATTGGTGTATCAAGCAGAAACTGAAGGTTCTGTTTTTCTCACTGGAGATGCCCAGGCAGCGTGTCATGCAGGTATTAGTCGCACAAATCATGGGTATCCCAAGGCATAAGGTACTGAACTTCATCCATGAGAACCGCGAGACGTATCAGACAATCAGTGACAAGCTATCGGATTACCTGTATATCATTGACCGCAATGACTTGTCCATTGATGATATTGAGTCGTATCTGAAGATTGCCAATACGCACATCGGACAGATTGATGTTGTCATTGTAGACTACTTTGGGTATCTCCGTCATACAGACACGGTAGAAGAACAGGAGTCTACGGCGAAGAAGATGAAAGCCATTGCCAAGCGCAATAACATCCTCCTTGTTATGCTCGCACAGCTCAATAAGGCATCCCAGAACAAGGACAAAGGGAGTATCCCCGAACCTAACATGAACCAAATCAAAGGGGCTGGGGGACAGGGAGCATCCGCAGATACCATACTGCTACTATGGAAAGCCGATGTGGACACGAGTCTTTCCCCGATTGACCGTGAGAAGAACCGTAACATTTCCTATATCAAAGTAGGTAAAGCCCGTGAGAGCAAAAACGGCAATACCATATTCAAGATGCGGTATGATCCTAAAACGTCCAAGGTATCCGAAGTGGTTGACGAGAATTTCTTAGGAGTGAGCAAAGAATGATTCAGAGTTTCAAAGATTTTTGGCGTAAATATCCCCAGAGAAGGACAAGGCTCCTCTTTTGTATTTTCCCTGTGATTGTCATCTATATCACGCACATCATCGGTGGACTCTTTACATGGTTTTCCGATGCACTCGATGAAGGGACAAGGAAATGGTTATGGAAGTAATTTTTAATATTTTCATTGACAACGATAGTTATACGATGTATAATCGTAAATGTCGATGAAAGGAGGACAACATGTTAACACTGGGTTCATTGTTTGATGGAATTGGTACGTGGCAGCTTTCAGCCAAGCATAATGGAATCAAACCATTGTGGAGCTGTGAAATTGACCAATATCCATCCGCTGTTTCTCATTACCATTTCCCCGAGACGAAACAGTATGGGGACATCAAAGAGATTCACGGAAATTCCATTGAGCCTGTTGACATCCTTTGTGCAGGTACACCATGCCAGAATATTTCACAGGCAGGGAATCACAAAGGATTGGCAGGAGAACAATCGTCGCTATTCTATGAAGCCATTCGTATTTTACAGGAAATGAGGAGGGCAACAAATGGGAAGTATCCAAGATTCTTCGTCTGGGAAAACGTTGTTGGGGCATTTAGTTGCAATCACGGAAACGACTTTAGAACCGTGCTTGAAGAAATCGGACAAAGTCATCTTCCAATGCCTAGAAAGTGGGGGGGTGTGGAGTGGCAAGACTTCCGCTCTGTGACATCGCATGGAGAGTCCTTGACGCTCAGTATTGGGGAGTCCCCCAACGTCGCCGTAGAATCTTCCTTGTCGCAGATTTTGCAACCACAGAACGACGTGCCGCAGAAATACTTCTTGTCGAAAAGAGGTTGCCTAGGGATTCTCAGAAGAGCAGCGGCAAAGAACAAGGTTCTTCCAACGGAACTAGAACAGGCACTCAAGGAGCAGTCAATGTAAAGACATATTCCGTTCAAGCGTTTGGGCATGTCATCGAAAACGATAAGGCGAGCACACTTAAAGCACGAGATTACAAAGGTACTACTAGTTTCATTGGGTATACCGCAGAGAGGAATTGATATGAGAAAGACATATGATGTACGATTCTCCTACTTAAATACCAACAAGGTATCTGCACGATATACCGTGTATGAGACCAATAAGAGCAGGACACTCAATACACAAGCTAGTGATCCTACTAGTCAACAAGGAGGGGTGGCAATCGTGGAGAATATCGAGATGTATGATATGACTCATGCGGACGAAGTGATGCGCCCTATGCATGATGATAAGGTTAATACACTGAATAGTCGTATGGGGACAGGTGGAAATCAAGTGCCAGTATTACATAACAAGGAAATCCGTAGAGTTCGTAAGTTAACTCCGTTGGAGACAGAGCGTTTACAGGGTTTACATGACAACTGGACAGACATTGAGTTCAAGGGCAAACCTGCAAGTGACTCACGGAGATACAAGGCTATCGGCAATGGCATGGCAGTACCTTGTTCTGATTTCGTGCTGAGGAGAATCAAGGAGGAAGTTGAATGTCAGCAATAGGATTCAAGTGTCCTAATGGAGATACCGTAAAATTCAAGGATTGCCTTGAAGGACATTGTGACCATCGATGTATGGCATTACCTGCATTGAATGCCGCTGAGAAAAGCACGCATCATTGGTTCGGAAAACCATCGGTAACTCAGTTGCTTGCTCCAACGAGAATCATGTACTTATCACTAAAAAGTGACTACTACATTGACCCGTTAGGAACTATCGCAGCTATGATTGGTACGAATAGCCATAAAGCCTTTGAAGATGCCGTGCCAGACGGATGGAAAGCAGAGGTCAGGCTAGAGGATGACATTACAAGCGGTGCATTTGACAGTTATGACCCAAAGACAAAAACACTGTTCGACTGGAAATTCTATGGTGCGTACAAAATTGCCAAAATGATTGGTATGACTCCTAAATGGGAAAAGAAAATAATCATACGTGGCAAGCGCAAAGGCCAAGAACAATGGGTTCAGACATTTGTTCCTGGCGGTGTCAAATGGACACACGACGTAGCATGGCAGCTGAATTACTACAGATTGCTCATGAGAAAACATGGATATCCTGTAGAGCATATGTATGTGAACTGTTTTGTCCGCGGTGGTATTGACAAGACAGCAAAGAGCTACGGAATTGATAAGGCAAGCTATTTAATTCCCATTAACTTCATTAGTGATAAATGGGTGCGGCTATACTTTAAAACCAAGCATGACCGTCTGATGTACGCATTGGAACACAATGAGATGCCACCAGTCTGCAAACGCACTGAGCGATGGGATACATCAAAGAGCTATCCAGACAGACGGTGTAGGGATTATTGTTCGGTCAATCAGTTCTGCCCATATTACAAGGAGAATTACGGAGGTTGAGCATGGAAAGTAACATTCAGATTTTTGAGAATCCAGAGTTAGTTAAGGTTGAGAACAATCAGATTGTCACCGATAGCCGTAGCGTGGCAGGTCATTTTGGTAAGGAGCATAAGAACGTCATTCAGACAATCGAAAATATCAGAGCTGAAAATTCAGCTGTGACCCAGATGTTCTATGAAACAAGTTACACGGCAGGCACGGGCAAGCATTACAAGATGTATCTCATGAACCGCGACGGTTTTAGCTTGCTCGTCATGGGATTCACTGGAGCAAAGGCACTGGAATGGAAGATTAGATACATTCAGGCTTTCAATGAGATGGAGAAGAAGCTTGCCAATAAGAACGCTCTGATTATCCCTAAAGATTATCCTTCTGCACTCAGAGCATTGGCAAATGAATACGAAGCTAAACAGAAGCTGCTCACCGAGAACAAGGTCATGAAGCCCAAGGCAGAATACTTTGATTGTCTTGTAGACAGAAACCTGCTGACGAATTTCCGTACGACTGCCAAAGAGTTCCATATGAAACAGAAGCAGTTTGTCAATTGGTTATTGAAAAACAAATTTGTCTATCGTGACCAGAAGGGGAGTTTGCAACCATACTCCGAATACACAGAGTACTTCCACGTAAAGGACGTGAAGTCACCGACAGGTAATAGATGGGTAGGAACACAGACACTCATTACACCAAAAGGCAAGGAAGCATTTAGGCTCATGCTTGGGAAATGATAAAGGAGAATTATCAGTGACACAACAAGAAGTATATGACATGGCGTACAAGATTAAATGCTATTGCGATAAACGAACATGGAGCAAAGAAGAACCATGTAAGGACTGCTCATTATCCATTGAGTATCTGTATGATAACCATATCACTCATTGGGGCTGTGCATTGCATGACACGCCAGATTGTTGGGAAATAGATTGAAAGGAGTTCCAATGGAAAGTTATTCTGATTTCCTGAATCACAAGGACATCGTAGTGAAAGCATGTGGATTTGAAGTGGATCGTAATGACCTTAATCCGATGCTCTATGATTTCCAAAAGGATATTGTACGGTTTGCCTTAATGAAAGGCCGTTCAGCGATTTTTGCAGAATGTGGACTCGGTAAAACACCGATGCAGCTTGAATGGGCAAAGCATGTCGCTAGTCACACAGGCAAACCAGTGCTTATCCTTGCGCCACTCGCCGTAGCTGCACAGACTCAGCGTGAAGGGTATAAGTTTCATATCCCTGTAACCATCTGCGAAACAAGGGATGATGTGAAACCCGGTGTGAATATCACGAACTACGAGAAGATGGAACACTTTGTGGCCGATGACTTCTCGGGTGTTGTCCTTGATGAATCATCGATTCTCAAGAGTTTCACTAGTAAAACACGGTATGCGCTCATTGATATGTGGGCAAAAACACCATATAAATTGTGCTGTACTGCTACACCTGCACCGAATGACCATATGGAGCTTGGCAATCACAGTGAGTTCCTTGGCATCATGACGCGAGCTGAAATGCTTGCTATGTATTTCGTCCATGACGGTTCCCGTACCTCTCAATGGAGACTCAAAGGACATGCTGTAGATGTATTCTGGCAGTGGATGGCTAGTTGGTCGGTCATGATTACCAATCCAATTGATTTAGGATACCATGAACACGGATATGACCTACCAAAACTTCATGTTCATGAAATCATCGTAGATGGAGATGAACCAGTTCACGAGGAATTATCACTAACAGAACGTCGGCAAGCACGGAAAGACTCATTAGAATTACGTTGTCAGCGTGCAGCAGACCTTGTGAACAACAGTGATGAACAGTGGATTTGCTGGTGTGACCTCAATAATGAATCCAAGACACTCACAGATGACATTCCAGATGCCGTTGAGGTCAAGGGTTCAGACAAGGATACTCACAAGAAGAAAGCAATGCTTGACTTTGTCAATTCCGATGTCCGTGTATTGGTCACGAAACCGAAGATTGCAGGGTTTGGCATGAATTGGCAGAGCTGCCATAACATGGTTTTCGTTGGGCTATCTGATTCATTCGAGGCGTATTATCAAGCGGTTCGCCGTTGCTATCGCTTTGGACAAGAACATGAAGTCCATGTATATATCATTATTTCTGCAAAGGAAGGATGCGTTAAGGAAAACATTGAAAGGAAACAGGATGATGCCTTAGTTATGCAGCATGAGATGCTAAAATATACCAAGGAAATCACAAAGAAAGAGCTACGGAAAACAAGTAGACTCTACACGCCGTATAATCCAACAGTTGAAATGAAGTTGCCGAATTGGGAGGAATTTGTAGCATGAATGTTTTGAATCAGGAAGTCAATGAGAAGTTCAGTCTGTACAATGGTGATTCCGTGGAAGTCCTCAAAGGTATCCCGGATAACTCCATTCACTATTCCATTTTCTCTCCGCCGTTTGCGTCGCTGTACACGTACTCAAACAGTGACCGCGACATGGGAAACAGTAAAACAGACGATGAATTCTATGAGCATTTCACATTCCTTGTCAAGGAGCTTTACCGCGTGACAATGCCCGGTAGACTCCTGTCCTTCCATTGCATGAACCTGCCGACTTCTAAGGTTCGCGATGGTGTCATCGGTATCAAAGATTTCCGTGGACTTCTCATTCGTATCTTCACGGACGCTGGATGGATTTACCATAGTGAAGTCTGTATCTGGAAAAATCCAGTGACAGCAATGCAGCGCACGAAAGCACTAGGACTTCTCTGGAAACAGCTCAAGAAAGATTCGGCAATGTCACGGCAGGGCATTCCTGATTTCATCGTGACTATGCGTAAACCTGGGGATAATCCAGAGCGTGTCACGCATACTGATGAATCGTTCCCTTGTAATGTATGGCAGAAATATGCGTCCCCTGTGTGGATGGATATTAACCAGTCCGATACACTCCAGCGTAAATCCGCACGAGAGGATAAGGACGAAAAGCATATCTGTCCGTTGCAGCTTGAAGTAATCAAACGTTGCATTGAGCTGTGGAGCAATCCGAATGATATTGTCCTTGACCCGTTCGCAGGGATTGGTAGTACACCATATGTAGCACTTCGCATGGGCAGACGCGGACTTGGCGTTGAACTCAAGGAAAGCTATTATGAACAGGCCGTGAAGAACTGTAATGAAGCATTAGATATGCCTGTACTTCACGATCTTGACGGAGAAACAGAATAATTATGCCTTCATTGACAACTATAATTGTCAATGACAACTTAGGAGGTTGATATGTATGGATGATACTTGTTCGTGTGAATGTAAGGAAATGCTCGGTATTGACTAAAGAGCTGTTCATCACCATTCCCGTGCCTATCACGGAGAACCATGCGTTCTTCTATCGGAAGGGCATGAAAATCCTGAATAAGCGCGGGAAAGAGTGGATGAAAAACGCAGAGGATTCCATGCAACAAGCAATGGAAGAACAAGGATGGCAAACGGTTGAGAATGAGAAAGTCATTGTTGAGCTATGGCATTATTGGCCTGATAGAAGGATACGTGACTGCTCCAATTCGTTAAAACTCCTTTGCGACTCCATTCAGAATGCAGGAATTGTCAACAATGACCGTTGGCTGTTATGCCGTCAACAGGATTTCAGTGTTGACCGTGATAATCCTCGGTTAGAAATGAGAATCAGGAGGTTTTCCGATGGATAGGTGTGAGAAATACAGAAAGATGGCAAAGTTTCTCGGAGTAGAAATGAACCAGCCATTCTACGTCAGGGCAGCTACAGGGTATATCTATGGATGTCCATACAGAATCACTGACCGTGGTATTTACGATAGAGGTGGCAATGTGGCTCAACTGAGTCAACTCGGCGCAATGTTTTCAGGGACAACTGATATTACACCATGCCCTGATAAGTGGGAACCAATGCATATAGGGGAGACATTCTGCTATATCGACATTGACGGGAAAATCAAACAGATGGATTGGACATACAGCTGTAAACACATGGGTATCTTCGGCAATGTATTCCGTGATAGGGACGAAGCCAAGAAGTATAAAAATAAAATCAAGGCAATGTTAAACAACAGAAAGTGAGTGATGTTGACAATGGTAAAAGTTGTAAAGCGCAACGGAAGTCTTGTTGATTTTGATAAGGCAAAGATTTCCAATGCTATCCTCAAGGCAATGACTTTCGGAGATACAATTAACGAGTCAATCGCCTACAAAATCGCTGATGATGCAGAGTGCCAGTACAAGAGCAAGGAAAAAGTTTATATTTCCGAGATTGAGATGTTTGTATTCAATGAGCTTTGCAAATACGGTCAGCAGATGACAGCAAAAGCCTATGAGGGATACCGTTCCATCCGTGAATTTCAGAGAATGTCTAGCAACTCCATCGAAAAACAGGTAAAGGAACTTGTGGATGGTAATAGTGAATACTGGAACAGCGAGAACTCCAATAAGAACGCCAAGCTGGTTACGACACAGCGCGACTATATGGCAGGAATCATCTCGAAGGAACTTACACGGAAGTACATCCTTTCCCCAGATATTGTTCAAGCCCATGACGATGGTATCATACATTTTCACGACATCGACTACATGGGACAGAATGCACTCACAAACTGCTGCCTGATTAACCTCGATGATATGTTGCAGTATGGCACTGTTATCAACAAGGTAAGGATTGATAAACCACATCGACTCATTACGGCAACAACTCTCGCCACGCAGGTAATCACAGCTGTTACTAGCTCCCAGTACGGAGGTGCTACTATCACATTATCTCACCTTGCACCGTTTGTCCGTGATTCCTTCAATCGTTACTACGCAAAATACAAACTCCGTAATTGCGATGAATCTGAGTGTGAGAAGTTTGCACGAGAAGACCTTAAGAAAGAAATTGAGGATGCCGTGCAGACATTCAATTACCAGATTAATTCCATGACAACGACGAATGGTCAAAGTCCATTTGTCACAGTATTCATGTACATCAATGAGCGCAAGGGATACGAAAAAGAAACCGCAATGCTTATTGAGGAGTTCCTTCTCCAGCGCATCAAGGGCATGAAGAATAAGTCTGGGAAATATGTCACTCAGGCATTCCCAAAGCTCATCTATGTTCTTGACTCTGATAATATTGAACCTGACGGAAAATACTTCTGGTTGACTAAATTGGCTGCTCGTTGTACAGCCAAGAGAATGAACCCTGATTATGTCAGCGCGAAAATCATGAAAGAGTATAAAGGTGCAGTATTTCCCTCGATGGGCTGCCGCAGCTGGCTTACTCAAGACCGTACAACGGAAAACCTTGCAAACGCAAAGAATTGGGAGAAGGGAAATAAATACTACGGCCGCCTAAATCAAGGCGTAGTTACTATTAACCTTCCAGATGTTGCATTGAGTTCCGGTAAAGACATGGACACCTTCTGGAAAATCCTTGACAAACGTCTTGAGTTGTGCCACAAAGCTCTGAGAATTCGCCACGAACACCTGCTGGGAACGTCAAGTGACGTTGCACCGATTCTTTGGCAGGATGGTGCATTTGCTAGACTTGCACCGCACGAGAAGATTGACAAGCTGCTGTACAATGGCTATTCGACAATCTCACTGGGGTACGCAGGACTTTATGAATGTGTAAAATACATGACAGGGAAATCCCATGCGGACGAGGGTGAAGGTGAAGCGTTTGGCCTCAAGGTCATGCAGAGACTAAATGACAAGTGCAATGAGTGGAAAAAGGCTGAGAATATTGACTACTCCGTTTATGGGTCGCCAATCGAATCGACCACGTATAAGTTCGCCAAGTGCCTCAGAAAACGCTTTGGTACTATCAAGGGAATCACCGACCATGACTATATTACCAACAGCTACCACATCAATGTACGCGAACCGATTGACCCATTCAAGAAGCTTGACATTGAGAGTCGCTTCCAGAAGTTGAGTCCGGGCGGAGCAATCAGTTACATTGAATGTGGAGACCTTACCCATAACATTCCTGCTGTTTTGGCTGTGCTGAGACACATCTATGACACGATGGTCTATGCGGAGTTGAACATCAAGAGTGATTATTGTCAGGTATGCGGATATGATGGAGAAATCAAAATTATCGACAAAGACGGTAAGTTGGAATGGCAGTGTCCGAACTGCGGTAACACAGACCAGTCCAAGATGAATATCGCACGCCGCACATGTGGGTACATTGGAACTAACTATTGGAATCAGGGCAGAACAGAGGAAATTGCTGAGAGATTCGTTCACTTAACAGACATTGAGGATGATGAGATGTGAGATATGCACAAATTCGCAAACTAGATATTTCCAATGGAGAAGGAATTGGGATCGCCCTGTTCGTTCAGGGATGTCCCTTTCATTGTAAGAATTGTTTCAATCAGTCCACATGGAATTTTGATGGTGGCAAACCATTTACCGCCGATATCAAGAAGCATTTTCTGAACCTTGTAAGAAACAGCTATGTGGCTCGTGTTTCAATCCTTGGGGGCGAACCACTGGCAAGGCAGAACCGTCTTGAGGTTGAGCGGTTATGCAGAGGTATCAACAAACCGATATGGCTTTACACCGGGTATACCTTTAATGAAATTCCCTGTAAATCTATTCTTGAATTTGTCGATGTAATCGTTGATGGTCAGTACATTGATGATCTTAAGGACTTCTCATTGAAATTCCGTGGTTCATCCAACCAACACATCTGGAGGAAGAATAAGGATGGTAACTGGTATATAGAGGAGTAATATCATGATTGACAAACTTGGTTCGACGGTACACCTTGGCGACGAGGTTTTTGCAATTAATGTTGGTGTAGCGGGTACTGTAGTCTCCATCAAGGAATATTACAATAAACTTGGCCTGAAATTCCGTAATTTCAATCCAGAAGGGCGATTGTGTGTAGAACATTTCAGCCTCGGTCAGTTTTGCTATTCTTGGGTAAAACCGAAGAACGTCATTGTCTTAGAAAGTGGTGAACCTAATGATTAAAGACATTGCAAACCATATGCTAACCCTTGGAGACAAGGTTATTATCGTTGGTCGCATGTATAAGCCATTAGAATCAGAAGGGATTGTTGTTGGACTCAAAGAACTTCTTGATCCTGACACAGGTAAAATCACACAGAAAGCCCAAGTTGAAAGCATTGGGACTGACAAGGATGGGTATTGTGATGTACGTAAATCATGGTTCAACGCAAAGAACCTTGTAAAGAAAGAGAGTGATTTCCATTGAGAAAGCTGGCATCTGTACAGGTAATCCGTGACCTGCTGCCGATTGAAAATGCAGATCGTATTGAATTGGCACATATCGAAGGTTTTCAATGTGTTGTCCCAAAAGGATACCATGTTGGGGACAAGGTTATCTACATTGAAACAGACAGTATTTGCCCCAAGAATGAGACCTTTGCATTCCTCAAAGGCAAATCCCATATCAAACTCCAGAAAATCCGTGGTGTATATTCTCAGGGTATTGCACTGGAATATCATGGCGATGCACCTGTTGGCACGGATATGACAAAGGAACTCGGTATCGTAAAATATGAATCACCAGAGCAGCCAATGGATACCATCGGGGCTTTCCCGTGGTACATTCCTAAGACAGATGAAGTACGAGCACAGAACATCCCAGAGCTACTCACGAAATACAAAGGCGTACCGTGTTATGCTACGGAAAAGCTCGATGGTTCATCCTGTACGATTTACCGTAGCAAAGGCCACATCGGTGTCTGTACTAGAAAGCGTGAGGTTGACAGTACCTCTCCCATGTTTAGAACAGCAGAGAAACAGGGACTTCTTGATTTCGTTTCCAATCTGGATAAAGACATTGCTATTCAGGGTGAATTTGTCGGGCCGAAACAACAGGGTAACCACCTGCATTTGTCTGAGCATCATATCTATGTTTTCTCCGTGTATGACATCGCCAAGCATGGATATTTCGACCAGGATACCATGGATGTATTCCTTGGTTTCCACAATATTGACACGGTTCCGATTGTCGATAAATTGGCACTGACTGACGATATTGATGAACTGGTAAAGCGTGCCATTGGCAATAGTACCTTTGGTAATTTCCCTAGAGAGGGTATTGTGATCCGTCCGATTGAACCCATTGAAGGTTTACAGGATTTCCCAGGCAATCGCTTTTCCTTCAAGGTTATCAATCCAGAGTATCAGATGAAGAAAGGGGAATGACATTGTTAGAAGTCAAGAATATACACGTATATGGCCTGAATGAATCCTGTGCTGCATCGGGATTCCCTATGAAATCCAATGAGCCAAAGTCCAATGAGTGTACGGATAAGGACATTGCCCGAATGAAAAGACTAGGTTCTTCCCCAAGCGGTTCAGGGCATGACTGTGCATTAAAAGGAATCGTCGTACAGTTTGATCTGAAAGCTCCTGTTAAAGTCTGGACGGAAGCAGAACGATACCATTGGTTCGACATTGTATCATCCCAGTCTACTATGCATAGACTCTCCAAGATGGATATTGCAACGTGCATGGACGAATCCGTAGACAATCGAATGGTTGACATCATGATGGAATTACAGAACGATTACCTTGTCAAACAGGAGATTGCAAAACAGACAGGAAATGAAAAGACAACAAAGGCAGCCAAGAAAGCATACCTTAAACTCCTTTTGTCTTGCCCTGTTGGACTCAATCTGACCGCAAGGGTTTCCACAAACTACTTGCAGCTGAAAACCATTTATCGTCAGCGCAAGAACCATCGGCTTCCACATTGGCACGTATTCTGTGATGCAATAGAAAAACTGCCGTATGCAAAGGATTTTGGTGTTGTCGATTAAGGCATATCTCATTGCAGACAGTCATGGCAATGTGTGGGCAATGCGTTCCACCGTTGCCGCTGCAATGGAAAAAGCGTCGGAGTTGCACGGCAAACACCCTTTAGTCCGATATAAAATTCATGAAGTAATCAAGACTCAAATTGTAGAACAGGAGGCTTTCCATTGAATATTAAAGTTGAGATTGAAAAAACAAGAGAGGGATTTGGAATACAATCACATGGTAATTGGTGTGACATTATAATGCCAGAGCAAACAATCCTAAAAAAGGATAAGTACATAGAAATTCCACTTGGATTTAAGACAAATATTCCAGATGGATACGAAGGACATCTTCTCCCAAGGTCATCTTCGTTTAGAAAGTACGGTATTATCTGTGCCAACCAAATGGGAATTGTTGACTCTGATTACAATAATGAATGGTTTGCCTTCGTTCTTCCAACTAAGGATGCAGTTATTCCAAAAGGAAGTCGGGTATTCCAATTTACAATTTGTAAAACAATATACCCAGATTACACATTCTCAAAGTTGAGTAGAAAGTCTGATAGGGGGATGAGTGGTAGTAGTGGGTGCTAAATACAGGGATATTACTGGACAGAAATTTGGCTATTTAACAGCTATTCGTCCGGCAAGAAAAGAGAAAAACGGAGCAACTATATGGGAATGTAAATGTGTTTGTGGAAATAAAACATATGCACATATAAGCGCACTTACATCAGGACAACACAAATCATGTGGCTGTAGGCTTACATCTGTTATGTATTCAAGGGACCACGGATATAATATTGATGATTATATAGGAGTAAAATTCAATAGACTAACTATCCTTCGATACTGGGGAACCACGCCGAAAGGAGCAAAGAAAGTTCTTTGTAAATGCGAGTGCGGAAGGCAAACAATCGCTGTATTTTCGAGGGTTAAGAGTGGAGAGACAAAATCCTGCGGATGCCTAAGGGAGGAAAGGAAAATAAAAGCAAAAACAACGCATGGTATGTCTAACTCTCCAACCTATGAAACATGGGCGTCCATGAAAGCTAGATGTAACAATCAGAATGCTGCCAATTACTACAACTATGGAGGGAAAGGAATAAGAGTATGTGATAGGTGGAACAACTCATTTGAGTCATTCGTAGAAGATATGGGAGAAAAACCTATTGGGTTTTCTATTGATAGAATAAACCCATTTGGTAATTATGAACCAACAAATTGTAGATGGGCGACACCCAAGCAGCAAGCAAGAAATAGGACAAACAATGTTTTTGTTAAGTTCAGGGACAAGGTGTATTTGGAAGCTGACTTTGTCAACAAATTCCATATATCACATGGTTGTGTTCAAGATATTCTTAAAGCTGGAAAGTATAAAGGAGAGGATATTTTGGTTGTAGGCGGAAAGTATGACAATGTAAATAGTTTCGGGAGTACAGGACGTTGAAACGGCAGAATCTTAGTGGCATGACCATCGTAAGAATCCTGATTGACTATGGAGATACAGGGTTTCTGTATTGCATGACCATTGCCACAAAAGACAAAGACGTACTGCTGAATTGCATGAAAGGTTATTCTCATGACGTTCGCTATTTGGATGTCAAGAAGAAAGCAGGGAAGAATGACAAGGGAAATAGAATGCTCCCAGACGGTTCTATTATCATCGGTGCAACTGCTTTTGGGGACAAGGTATCAGCCAATACAGCTTTTAACAAGTCAGAGAACCGCATGAACCTCATTCGTAAGGCGGTGATTGTATGAAGGATGCAATCGAACAGTTTCTCGATGACTACAATGCAGGACGCATTGATGTGAATGATCTCCAACGTAGAATCAATTACATGGACTGGAGCCAGAATCGGTCAAATGTCATGCCAATGGATTACGTTGAGTCTGGAGAAGAGCCATGTAATACATTGGTAAACAGGGAGAAGAAAGCAGAACTCATGAAAGTCCTTTGTGACCTAAAAGCAAACCTCTCAGACGATGACTGGCAGATGTTTCTAATGACAGCTAGGGGATTTACCCAAGAGCAGATTGCAAGGACTCTACATTACACGCGTAGCTCAGTCATACGACATATGCAGCGTATTTCCAAGATAAAACCTGAGTTACGCACCTTGCTAAAAAAGGACTCGCCTATGTTGTTCGCTACCATGCCAAAGGACAAACTACGGTACCCAATGGATATTGCAAGGAACGTCACTGACCCAGATGGAAAAGTCCGCTGCCACCTTCCTGAATATCTCAAATCACAAGACTGCGAATCTTTCTGTACCTACTGTCAAAACTGCAAACGCAAGCAATAAAAACAAGGGCTATCTTAATGGTAGTCCTTGTTTTTATTGTTCTGTACACTAGTACTCTAGTGCAGCTTCTAAGGCCATTTCATTGCCTGCCCATATAACTCAATGGAAGGGCCTTGTAGGGGCGCTGATGGCGTGACAATGGCATTGTGCCATTTGATATGTACATGACCATATGCAAAAAAAAGGACTACCATGAAGGTAGCCCTTTTGTGTTATTCATAGACGAACGCCAATACAAGCAGATACCAGTTGTTATCCCTATCATTGTACTTTGTTGTTAACTGATAGTAACGATGCGTGTCATTGCAATAAAACTCACTCTTGCCATACTTAATTGCGCCTAGACTTGCACTTACAATTGGACGCATAGCCTTGTTGCCCCATGCATATCCCTTGCCTGTGGCGGCTGCCAAAAGGGAAGTCCCTGCCCTTGCTATTGCCTCCGTGTCTTCGTCGCCGGGGATAATCATCCCGACATTACAGGCATATCCCTGCCCATTCTGATACACCATAAGCTTCCAATTTCTCTCGTTGGTTGATGCATACGCAAAAACATAATCGTTCGGTTTTTTTGCATGGCGCATGGACGAATAGAAGCGCGTATCCTTTGCAAGATACATATTTACAGCTGCCCGACTCTGTTCCAGATTGTACGTCTCGTTCAACTCTACGACCTGAGCCGCAAAAGCAACACTAGACATCACGACCATCGCTAAAGTTAAAACCATCGTTACTAATACCTTTTTTATAGTTCTCACTCCTCGTTCAAAATCCAATCCATACGAGATTCATCAATCAACCCCTGATTTTCCAATGCAAACATATTATCATCACTATAGTCTACTGCACGTAATGCAAGTTCATCGGTAGCAGCCATCTCATAGCCCTCGTCAGTCATATCGATTCCATAGTATTTTTCATTGTAAGACTTCAACTCTTTTACTAGGTCTTTCACGATCTTATGTCTATCATCAAGGCTATAGTATCCCCTTAACTGATTCATAAGATCGGCCATACCACCATTATTGAGAGTACAGAAACACTCATTGATAAGCCTCTTGTATTCCGATACTGTATACATTATCTCTCCTCCTTCTCAATGGACAACAGGCAATCATCCATAAGATCCTCTCTGTTATCGTAGTCGCCAATATCAATGTCGCAATAGTAGGCCAGCTGGTCATACGCATCGTTATCGACTGTATCCCATGAATCAGCCTTATCTGTTTCCTTTTCAATATAATCATACAACTCCCTTGCAGATGGATTGTAATAATTACCATCCCTTGCTGTTCTAACGCTGTTCGTCCAATGCCCATTACCGTCTGTCCAAAGCATTTGTATTCACACTCCTTATTCGTTGTTCCAAATTTCATCTTCCAGTTTATCACTAATGTCTTTCTTGATGTAGTCCAATACAATTTCCCTTAATGCATCGTCAATGGTAGCTACACTGTCAAATTCATCTTTTTCAATACTAGCACATACAGATTTACCGTATCCCATTGTCAAGTTTACATATCCATATTTCCTTTTCGTATTAATGTTAATCTCAATCGTTGCCCTCATTACAATCACTCCTCATCATCCAGTAATTCCAAACTATCATACCAATGCTCGTCTCCGTCGGTATCACGGTATCCAATTTCTTCTGTGCTAGGATCAATCACAATCTCCTCCATACCAGATAAGCTAATTGCTTCATCCATTGTCAGTCCATGATTCGTTATAATAGTCGCTATTTCTTTTCCCGTGTATGTATCAACCAGTTTCATTCTAATGTACCTCCTTATTAATCCTTTGTTGCAAGCGATAATAAAACAAAGAAGAAAATCGCTGCCGTAATCATTGTTTCATCATCTCCTTGCTCACCAATACCTGTGCCGTGTCCCTGGTTACAAGGTATGCCTTGATACTCTGAATCTGCTGCATGATCTCATCCAGTTTCTTGTCAACAGTATTCGCCGTACCATCGTTGGATTCCTTCATGGAATACCTGCCAGTTTTACGGATAGACGGTAGGACTTCCGATGTTACCCAATGTTTGAAATGTTTTGCCGATTCCAGTTTGCTACCAAAGATAAGGCTGTACATGCCTGACTCATTGATTATCGTGAGTCCCCGCGGCGGCACATTGAGTCCCGTGATATTGATAGGAGAGGGGAATGGATTTTCCAAAGTGGATGATTTGTCCATTTTAGAATCATTCTCATTTATATCATGGTTTTCCAAAAGAGAGCGTGACTCTCCTTTAGAACCATTCTCATTTAGTATGACGATTCCTTTGCCGTTCTTCCGCTTCAATAGTGCCTTATCTTCATCATATACGTTGTCCCGGATTGCGTCCTTCATGTATTCATACCCTAGATTCTCAGCGACATCCTTACCGACGAACCACGGGTTCCCATTTGTATCTTCAATCACTCTTAGCTGCTGAAATTCCCCATTGGAAAAGCTCAAGACATTCCCCGCTGGATTTGCCTGTGCCAAGTTCCTGCCGATCCCCTGAACAGCCAAGGCTTTGTCCATGTCGGTAACAGAGAAAAGAAGTACGCCTTTAGGATAGCGTTTACGAAATCCATTTTCATCACACAGAGAGACACATTCTCTCTGTGATAATTTCATCGGGACAATACCGTGCCTTTTACAGAAACTCCGCACCGTCGCCCTAGATTTAGCCCCAAGAATACTCATCATATCTTTCGATGTGAATACGCGATTACCCTTATATTGCATGATAAACCTCCTGTAAAATGCTTTTAGTCTTATCTTCATCCATATTCAAGTATCCCATCGTTGTCACAATATTGGCGTGACGCATGGCTACCTGTATGTCCTGTACTGGAATACCATTCCTTGACAATGTGTTTGCAAAGTACCTTCTCAGGCTATGTGCGTGAAAATCCAATCCATTGTCGTGAAACTCGTTGCGAATCAGCTGAGTAAGCCCATTAGAACTGATGCGTGTTCCTCTGTAATTCAAGAACAGGGCAGGGGATTCACCTTTCCTTTCCTTAATATATGCCTTGAGACTAGACAGAACACGCGGATGAACCAATGGAATGATCGTATCGCGTTTTCCTTTGGTGTTCCGTAGTCTCAGCCGATTGCCTTTTAACAAGTCAGCCATATCCAGTCCAGCGACTTCACCAACACGTAACCCATTGTAGGCCATCAGGGCAAACATGGCCCGATCCCTGTGCGTCAATAGATTGCCCCATACAAGATCTATATCCTTATCCGTAGGACATTCCTGGACGGTTATGTTTGGCCTATATGATTTGATGAGTTTTCTACGAGCCTTATCATACATGTCATTATATTCAAGGGCAATACAGAGGATTCTAAGCGTTTGTTTTTTAGTGCTGTCTGCAAGGTCATTGCCTAGAAACGACTTGATTTCATCCAGTGAACCATCCTTGAAGTATCTCAGGGCATTCTGATAGCTTTTGTATGTGTTTTTCGATTTTGTTGCACGAACATCATCTAGGAAGTCATGCCATAAACTCGTGCTTCCCATAGTGTTCCCATCTCCTCTCGGCGGTTGAACGAATGACCTTACCCTTCATTGTTCGTATCAATGGACGTTCCCCAAGGTTATACAATGCCCATACCTTGTGTTCTGTTTCTAGGCAATAGCAGGGGACACGCCATTTCCTTTCTCTGTCCTTGTTATACTCAGGTTCTCCAATAGTCCTGTATGTCAACACATGTTTCATTTACCAAACCTCCAAACGCCATTGTGTTCCTCTACGTGAAAATGCGATACTTCGTTGCCAATCGTGTTATATACCGTGCCACCTTCTCCAATTTTCCAGATACCATCAATGTAAAACCGCTTGATTTTCTCTAACATTTCCTTTTCTGAATGTGCTTCTAAAATGATTCTCTCCATGTCGTTATCCTGCCTTTCTATGCGTCCTATACCGATCCGCGACGTTTTCTAGTGCTATTCTCTGGATCTTTCCTAAAGTATACATATCATCACAAGGTGTTCCCCTTGCAAGGTTCCTGTATTCCTTCCGTACATCTTCTGTAAACTCACGGATGAAAGTGTTAAATTCCTTCATGGTTATACCTCCTATATTCTATCAATGAATACCATACAGGACACAATGGATAATCATTGCATCCTGCCTTGCTATTCATTCATAGAAATGATTAATGAAACTCGTCAACGCAATGACATGGCCGTTGTCAGGATCAACGTCAATGTCGTCCTGGTACGACTCAAGCGCGTCAAAATCAATTGGCTTCCCTTTAGTCAGTTTCGACACATCTACAATCTGGATGTCACTGTTTATCATAGCTTCATAGGTGTTACTAATAATCTCAGGTTGGTCATATACGTATACCCTATCTCTAAAGTGATTCCCTTCAAGATTCTCCGCAATTGTCGCGGCAGATTCGTCGGATGAATTGCAGACATAAACCCATGCAGATTTGTATCCTTCATATACTTCAAAATAAGTATCGCCATCAACATTTGTAATATAATTGTTAAGCATTGCTATTTCCTCCCGTCAGACAATGTCATAATCACAGTAAATCCCATTTACAATTCTAGGCATTGCCCATAAGTGCCCACTTTTCTTTTTAATATCTAATTGATAGGGGATAAGGGAATCCATATCGACTTCATATCCATCCATCATCTCATTGATGTCGACTGGCTCCATGCCATTATTCATGAAGTTATTCCAAATCATCATAATGATTTGTGGCAAGTCATGAAATTCCGTACGACTAGTAATGTCAACCCCTAGATTCTCTGCTATCCGTTGTGGCGACTCGTCCCAATTGTCGCAGACGAAACACCATGTGATCTTTTTACCTTCCTTGATTTTGTAATAAGTCTCACCTAGACTATTCTTCACCCAATCTACAATCATGACCTTATACCTCCATTGACTTCTTGATAGCCTTAATGCTTTCTTCTAAATCTTCCAATGCCAGGCGAATGGACGCATTTTCCTCTTCCAGTTCGCTATGCTTTTCCATGACTTCTTCGTCAACGCGACGAGAAATATAATGTTCGATTGCTTTCTCAATCTCTATGGACTCAGCCATGCTAAAGCGTGAACAGATTGCCCTCTGTACCTCTAAGATTGTCATTGTTACTTCACCTCTGTCATACTTCCATGAAAAACTTCGCATATTTTCCTGCTTCTCCATTGCAGTTGTAGTATTCAAACTCATTTACAACTGCCCGAAAAGTACGTCCGCATCCGTTTGTTACAGGGATACAGAACTCTGCCCTGATATTCACTGGACACAATGCAATTCTATGTCCTTCACTATAAGCCTTTTCAGCCTTGTTTCTTGTGATCCTTTCCCATACCGTACCATTGTCAATGTATGTCTCTTTTCTCATTGTATTTTCCCCCTTATTCGTTGCCTAATTCCATTTCTACAATATACTCTAATCCCTTACGACAACAAACCCATACGCCTTCATCGGCTTTCACGAGGCTAAAGTCTTTTCCGCAACAATGTTCTACGGCCTTTCTAGTGGAAGTGCCTGCCGTTCTGTTCGGATAACCGTCCCACTCATGGTCTTCAACCCATGCATCCCTTTTCTTTTTCGAGTCGAACGCATAGAAGCTAAACGCATTCCCATTCATGGACTCATAAGAAACATTAATTCCCCAACGACAATGTTCAGCGTAGTACATTCTTTTCATTTCAAATCATCCTCCTATAGATTAACCACTAGTTGATACCGTAAAGCCTACAAAGGTGTTATGCCTTGTAGACTCTGGCTACCAATTAGAAGTCATAGCATCTTGCGCCGTTTACGTAAAACCAGACCTTGCACGTTTTACAGTATTCCGCAATGCACTCAGGAGTAGCCTGATATTTGTGGAAATACTTGATATATGCATTGTCTAACCATTCCGCAATGGAATAGCCGTACTGATTCCACCTCAGATCAACGAGCAGATTTGACATGATAATGTTTTTTAGCTTAACATTGTTCATTTCGTCAAGTGTAGCCAACGCGCTAGCCAGGTTAATGTCAGGACTCTGCTTGCCAAGGAATCTAGCACCAGTCCAATAGATACCATCGAACGCCTTGCAGATGATTTTCGCACAATCTGCAAGTTCCTGCTTGATGATAAGGTTATGATCACTCGCCATAACTCTGTATGCGCTTGCCTTTGCGCTCTTGCTCAGTTCCTCGTAGGAATACAGTTTTACCGTTTTCATTTCAATTCATCCTCCTTGACTGTTCTGTAAATCTCAATGGCATACAACAAGGCGTCTGCAATCCCGTCAATTCCTGCCCTAAACTGATGACGGACGCCATATTTGTCATGTACACTCAGGACACGGCTGTCCTTGATCCAATGGAAATTGTCAAGTGAAATATATGGCTTTTCATAAATGGCTTTCGCCAAGTCATACCATCTTTCTTTAGCCTTTTCGACAAATTGCCAGTCCCATTCGACAAACACAAACAAGTTAGAACCCATAAGAATTTCACCATTGTATTTGTCACGGGCAATGTCTTCATATCCTTTTGCAATTTCTCTTACCTTGTGCTCATCTACGTCTACGGACTTCATGCGGATAACAATGTTATCCCCGCCAGAGAATTGTGACGAACGAACGCTTACCATGTGGCTATTGTAGCCAATGGCCTTCAATTTCTTGCGAATCTCAGCAGCGCGAACCGATACAGCCTTATACATAAGTCATTCCGCCTTTCTATGATACATATAGACGCCTAATCCGATTACATACAGTCCTAAAACTGTATGCGAATGCACGAACCCGCCTAGGTTAAACCATGGGGCGAGAGGGGAAAACCATCCTGCCACCATAGAGAGAACCAATAGGATTATAAGAAGTGATATTTCCCTTACCATGTAAATTCCCCGCTTGCATTTCCATCCACCTTGAACGAATAGTACTTATTTTCCCCGACGTCCCCGACGATAACGTGATCCACCAATGGGATTTCCATCAGCTTTCCTGCATCAATCAGTTTTTTCGTAATTCCCTTATCCTGCCTAGAGGGCGATGGATCCCCGCTAGGGTGGTTGTGCAGGACGAAAATGCTTGCCGCATTGCATAACAATGCCGCCTGAAATACGTCCCTAGTCGAAACAAGGGATGCATTAATTGTTCCCGTTGTGAGAACAAACACGCCTAATGGCTTCAACTTTGTATCGACAGGGATTAAAATGAAATTCTCTTTTGTCATTGCTTCAAAATTCAAAATTGAATCGGCATACGAAATATTTTTTCCGGGATTGTCAAGGCGTCCTGGAATGTCGGCATATTTATGGGCGGACTCTTTCACGAGTGCTACACTGTATTTTTTTACAATCGTTTTCATGGTAAAACCCCCTTATAAATCCATCAGAAAACCGCGCGTCTTTTTCTTGCCTGTTCCATGGGCAGGGAATACGATGACTTCCTTGCGGCCTTTTTTCCAACACTTGCCGCAGTCACGACAAGTTACGTTTTTGTCATACGACGCTGGACAAAGGCGGAATGTGATGCCGCCAATACGGCGCGTTACCTTGTCTTCTTCTTTCCATTCATAGACAGCCAATACAGATGGAACGTCGTTTTCATGACATGCCTTGACTTGTTCCATCGTTTCGCATGACATGTTAACGATGAAGCCTTGTTTGATTGCATGTTTAACCTTGACGAAATTCCCCTGCACCTTGTCAGCATGTGTATATGTATACGCCGTGACTTTCATCGCTTTCCATGCTTTAATCAAGTCATGGATTAAGGTAGAATCCAATTCACTTGTTCCAGGCTTGCACATGTCGCCTGCAACATTATGACGAACAATTCGCGTATGTCCTTTTTCAGTCATAGAATCTACCAATGTTTTTTTCGTGCAATTTGCACGCTTCCAATGAATGTGAGTAGTAAACCCCTCACCGTAACACCCATGCCCCTTGAATGGGCAGGATACAGGGCAAGTATTGCACGCGCTATACGTCTGACTAATGTCGCCCGTCTTCTTGTTACTAGAGTGGGGGATATACAATATTTTTGTCATGGTGAACGACTTCCTTTCTTGTCTAACCTTTATGGATACCATAGAACCTACCAATACAGTTAACATTGATAGATTCTAGCTATTCATAACTGGTTTAACCTATCAGTCTTATCAATTGTGCGAGGATTCCTTGACGAGCTGTACAGCGCAACGCTTGACGATTGTATTTTACTCATCCTCTCCATCATACCTAGCATGTAATGCGACAATCACACTAACGGCCTGGTCACTCATCTCAGTGCCCTCTACGGATTCGCTGTAAATCACGTTTGGCTCATCCCAGTGACAACAGTCCCATTTTTCGGCTTTTGCAATGGCATTATATGCGGCTTTAGGAATCACAGCATAGACTTTTGTCGTTGTTTCGTAATTGTTGTCGTGCCACTCCGTATACGACTTATAAACAAACTTTTTCATCTTTATCCCTCTCTTTCAATGCCTAACACAAAATCGAATTCATCGGCAAGATATTCGACAATCTCAACGGACAGAAACATGGCCGTAAAGGCTCCAGAAATCATCTGAATGATATATGGGCGCAATGCCTGCTTATCGACATAGCCAAGGACAACCGCAAGAATCAAGGCGGCTCCGCAAGTCATGACTATAGCAGACGTGATGAAGAACGACACGTTCTCAACGTCGTTCTTGGAACGCTTGACGAGAACAACGTCCTCATTGGCGTTGCAATGCGGTTTTTTGAACCCGCCTGCAACGTACCTGTCAAGCGCGTCGTGATGCAAGTGAAACTTCTTGATAATGGCGGCCTTTGCCATTCTCACGGTACGGCCTGAGAGATAACGAACAACGTAGTGTTCGCCCTTGTACTCAATGACACACGGACGGTTTTGAATGGTAACTTCGCCAAAGCCTTTCATTTTAATTCCTTCTTTCAGCTAGATGTGTTATAATAGAGTTAACAACATATTGCAGGGCTTAAACGTTGCTGTTCCATTCGTTCCGCCGTTTTGATCCTTTGGCAACGAGATAAGAACGCCAATTACTTATCCAGTGACGCAAGAACAAGTCTATTGTTTGTTCGTTGGCTGCAACATTTAAGCACTGTATATACAGTGTTAACATCGGCTGTCATCACTAGTGTGCGGGATTGTATTCTCATCTCTGAGTCATAGCCGCTGAACACGCTCAGTCTTTCGACGGTTCGCTACGGAATCATGTTCGACGCATCATCACGTCGGCTATTTGATTGTCTTATTTTCTTTGTCTCTCTCTTTATCTTTAATTACATTATACAGTAAAATACGTGTATAGTCACTGTATATAACTGCTTGAATACGGTTATTTAACGGGATTATGCATGTATTTCACTGTATATCTCGCTTAATCGCATGAATGCTCTTATTTTCAAAAAGACATCAAAACAGATGTACATTCATAGTGGACACAATCAGACTCACATAGAGGATTAGATTATATATAATACATATACATATAGTATGTAATAGGAGTGATAATATATGTCGTTGAAACATAAATTGAAAGTACTATGCGCTAACAATGATATGACATTATTAGACATAATGCGCGCGTACAATGAGAAGTACGGAAAAGCAATGGTATCTCAGACTTATTATCAGATGATAAATAATGATAATATCAAGTGGAATACGCTGGCGGACATGCTAGATTCAATCGGATATGAAATTGTATTCCGACGCAAACGCGATGGAGATCAATAGAATTGTTTTTCTAAATTTAATTGGATTCAACGAATGAAAGCAGCCGACTGGATTTTAATGTAATCGATGAGTTTACATTAAGGATCAAGGGCAGGCGATGAGACTCTAGTGTGAGACGATGATTTGTGATGTATACAATGATATTACAATGAGAAAGCAATGTATATGCAATGAGATTGTATAGATATGCATGGGATGTATAAGGATGCATTCTGTTTGACGCGCGTTCTATACCACTTATATATGAATGGTCGTTCATATGTTATCAACGGACAATCGTTGGCTCGAACAGCAGCACATTGTTGTAATCAATGGAATTACAATATATATCTATGTTATTCATTGAGATGCGTTATCACATCATGCAGGATCAGCAGCACATCACATACGATTACATATAGTAATGTTATGCAGAGAATGGCGTCATATAAGGGATTCGTCAGGATCACATCGGGTTGTACACTGGACGCATACATGGTGGGTGTGATTCTCAATACCAATTGGGAAACGTTCTCAACGAAATCGCCCGCATAGTCACAGCACAAACCGCGCACCTCAATGGAAATTTTACGCATCTCAGTGGAAATCCCATGATTTTAGTGAAAAACACCGCAAACCCTTGTAATATAAGGGTTTCTCGGGGGTGAAACAAGGGAATCCATTGCTGTTACACCGTAGAATCGCCGTAAAGCCTTGTAAATCAACGGTTTAGACATGGTGATACAGGCGATACCTAAATGGGGCATATACGGCATTGTAGAGGTTCGGAAAAATTTTTTGTATTTTTTTTGAGATTTACCGAACAATTACCCCCATTTTTGGACATTATATATAGAGGGGTAATTTTATTGACCTCGTTGTCACTCGTTGACAGCGTGACTGTCCCCTCAATTCGGACAAGGTGGAGCTGTAGTGACCCAGCAATGCGTCCAAGCGTGAGCCTTGTCTTTTCTCTTTTCTTTCCCTTGGAAGATGTTGGCATCTCCCAGAATATTCCTTGCCTGACCGTAGGAAGTCGGGCTATTTCCTCTTTACCTGCATGGTGCAAATCAGAGTCATGCATTGGAACCTTCACGGCAGCAGTGACAGGGTAAAGAGAAAAGAAAGGGAAGTCGTGGGGGAAAATATACCCTTTTGGGGTTATAGGGGAGGACATAGAGATACTATAGAATACATTGAATCTCTGTAGACAGACCTTTAGAAGATTCACTTCGTGAATCATTTGCTTCGCAAATAATAAATACAGACAGACAATGAGATACATAGATAAGCATTGAGTATACATTGAGTCTCTATAGAATGCATTGATAACAACGATAGAACTATAGATACTAACCATAGTTCCTCCGTTGATGACAATGATGAACATAGAGTTAATGGATAGACAATGTGTGAATAATGATGGTTCCAAACCTCCCCTTGATTAAACAAAAATTACTTACGAAGTAAGTATTTGCGATAGCAAATTTGAACACTGTATGAACTACGTGTCCATTGATAAGAGTATAGTCTTTCAATCAAAACATTGAATGACGTTAGAAGAACTATGGATGTATTTCATAGACTCAACAACAGAACATAATCGCATTCATTGGTATACATAGAATAACAATGTATACTCTATAGATGTGACAAGGTAAGACCATAAGATGTCTCTGAAAAGGGATACTATGGTCTTTTTTAGTTTCAGGAGGATAAGACATGAATGACAAAGAGATTTCGCTGTTCAACAAGGATCGTGACCGTTTTTACAAGAGAATGTCCAATGAACAACATGTGATGTTCGATAGCATCCTTGAAGTTCCATTCACGTTTGTGGAAGCTAAGGCAGGTTCCGGTAAGACAACCGTTGCATTTGCTGCTGGCATTGATATGCTCGCCAATGGAGTTATCAGTAAAATCATCTATATCATCAAACCATCGAAACGCAGCTATGCCAACGGATATTTACCGGGAGACCTTGAGCAGAAAACAGCACAGCTATACTATGCCGCATACGATGCACTGGAAGTCCTTGGCTTTTCCCAGAGAGACATCCAGGCACTCATCAATACAGATCAGGTCATGCTTATTACAGACAACAACCTTCGCGGCGTGAACCTCATGGATTGCCTTGTTATCATCGACGAAGGACAGAATATGGGCGTGAGTGACCTGCGACTTGTGTTAACGCGCATCCATGATGATTCTAAGTGTGTATTACTTGGTGATTCTCGTCAGAGTGATAACCCGGGAGATAAGGAGCATTGTTTTGTTGACTATGGCAATTACATGGTTGAACACATTGGGCGTAAAGTTGAGCTGACACGGAACTTCCGTGGAAGGTTGTCGAGGATTGCGGAGGAATACGAACCATTAGAATGAGATATAAGAAGGTGTTTACGTGATATACATAACGATACATGATGATAGTCTTGAAGGTACACTGAAGGACATGACAGTGCGCGTAGAGGACGATGGCGATAGAGCTACAGTCTCTCGTCGCGTACAGGAGAAAGCCAATGAGCTGTTTACGAGTTGGAATACACAAAAGGACAAGGTGATGCCAGATGAGTAATATGTTGGTTTTGTTTTTAGGCGCAATCATGATGGTTGCCGCGATGGTCTGTGCAAATAGCGTAGAGATGTTCAGGGCAACCGTGTGTGTGTCCTTGATTCTCATCAATGCGCTCCTGCTTTTCTTCGTCTCTACCGTTGTAAAGATTGGAATTGAAGTAGACGATGACGATGACGAAGAAAAATGAGTTTTTTTGAAAAAAAATAAAAAAATTTTATAAAATACCGAACAATTACCCCCTTTTTTCGACATTATATATAGAGGGGTAATTTAATTACACTCTGGACACGGTTTGCCTCCTTGCCGTGTCCTATTTTTATGTCCAAGGGGCATAGGTGGGCGTTCTCTTCTCCCACCACCTAATGGTAAGATCAAGGCTAACGTCTTGTGATTGTAACGTTGACTCAAAGAAAGGAAATTGAAATGAATGAGAATTTCGGGGTAGTCGCCCATGTAGAATCCTACGGCGTCACGGTAACGCTCTATGGGACGATTGATAATATCTATGTAAATGCAAGGGATGTCGCAGATTGGATTGACCATCGTTATGGACGTAGCGAGGTCATGCTGTACAGAGCATGTCTTACTCCTGTTCGTATTGAAGATGAACCTTACATTACGCTACAGGACATGATGGAGGTTGTCGTGCCATTCTTCCCTAGAAGAAACGGTGGTCGCTTTGCCAATGCTATCCTGAATCATGTCTCGTATCTTCAAGAGCGAGACAAGTTTGAAGATATGTGTGACATCAAGGATAGAGACGTAACGTACAGTATGAATGACCTTACGGACATCATCTGGAACCGTTTCAGTATGGGACAGAATAAGACACTGCATTGGCTTGTCAATCATGGCTATGTCTATCATACACCTGAGAACAAGTATATGCCATACCAGAGATACATCGACAAGGGTTGGTTTGTTATTGTGCCGAAGGGTGACAGAAGCCAAACAGAAGTCACGTACAAAGGTAAAGAGTTCATTGTAAATCTTTTGGAACGTTACTGAATTGCAGGGGTATAGTCAAGCGGTTAAGACACCAGACTTTGACTCTGGTATGCGTTGGTTCAAACCCAACTACCCCCGCCATTATGCCATAGTAGCTCAAGGTCTAGAATTACTAGATATGGCGAGAGCAAGGGTTAGTCCTTGATGATGGTTCGAGTCCATCCTATGGCGCAACACGGTGAGTCGGGGTAGCTCCCCATTGACAGGTTTCCTCTCCTTCCCCTGTCGCTCACCGTTATTTTTATGACAAAAGCAAGGTTAACGTCTTGTGATTGCCAATAAGAATGACCATATTGTCGGCGTAGACAAAAAGGCTATGGGGTGGTGTTTTGCCCCCATATAACATACCGTAGTAGCTCAATTGGCTAGAGCAAGGAAAGTACGTACCAAGGTGTTTCTAGTGCATCTTGTTCCTTTATGGTGGTTCAAATCCATCCTACGGTTCATCATGCTGCTGTAACTCAATGGGTAGAGTAACGGTTTTGTAAACCGTATGTTGGAGGTTCAAGCCCTCTCAGCAGCTCCATTTTTGATTTTTTTGCCTGAGTCACCGTGAACTCCAGATGCCCTAGAATAGAGTACACTGGCTTTGGCTGAATGGCCACGATTCACGACACTCAGGCTTTCCCTTGTTGAAAAGCTAGGTTGTCAAAGACAAGACGTTAAAACTCCGATATGACACAGGCGATATGTCAGGAACCATGATATAAGTCTCAACCGTCAACGCCCTGCGGGGCAGACGGTCTTAGATAAGAGCAGTCATGGCGGCCTAGACAGGTGTCAGGTTGTTGTGTTCCGACAGGTGAGGTGTACTTGTCAGGTATATCTCTTATGATTCGGGGCAACACAATGATATATCGTACTCCGCGAAAAAGAACTCGTGGCGTGATGTTTGGAACGTATCGACCGTTCAAGTTCTCTTGCGTAATTAGAGACAGACACCTGCGTAGTCCGGGGTGTTAAAGTATCATGCTATCGTAGCTCAATGGGTAGAGCAATACACCTGTAATGTATAGATGCTGGTCCGATTCCTGCCGATAGCTCCATTTTTTTAGAATAACATATAGAAAGGTATCAATATATGGATGACTACAGAGTTCCAACGGATGAACAGGAGACGGTAATTCAGTTTGACCGCAATGGCACGGTTTGCCATGTCTATACAACGGACTCCACAGTGATGACGAAGCTAGACAAAATTCACAAAAGAGTTAAGCAGGATTACGTGAACGGAAAGCCTATTGCGGCATACTATGAATTTGACAAAGGATTGCTGTCATTTAGGAAACGAAGGATGACAGGTAAGTTTTCCAATAGCGATGCACATAGGATTGCTGTAAAAAAGAATCTTAGTAAGGCTCGTAAATCCAATAATTCCTAAATATAGCCAAAGAACTTAGCGTATTTCCCTTGTCGTTCCGTTGGCCTATATAGTTAGACCTATTGGAAAAACAAGGGGGAAATTTTATGTCAAACAAGCATCCAACGCCACCGCCACCAAGAATCAACAGAGCAGATCATCCTCATTTTGAAGCTGCGGGCATGACATTGGTCGAACAGTACAATCTGACCAACATTGTCCATGAAAAGCGTATGCAGGGCATGAGTTACCGTGAGTTGACGGATTACATCAATAACACACCCGGACTCATCCCGAACAACTACAAGATTTCACACAATTCTATTGCACGCTACTGTAGAGACCATGGTCTTGGCGGTGACGTTTCCGAGGAATCCACGGACGAAGCTGTAAATGTCTATCGAGAGAACTGTAAATCTCTCCATGACATCAATACGGCTCTTGATATTATCTCTGTACAGCTTGATGAAATGAACAAACAGGTTGGCAAAGGTTCTGTCAATGTCAAAGACTTGAGTACCATGATTAACTCATTGGATAAACTCACGCTGCGCCGTCAAACTCTCACAGCAGCCATTGGTGATATGCAAGAGAAGGTGTACAAATATGAGACGGTATCTCGTATTATTGGCACGGTAATGGCAAAGGTATCCGTATGGATTACACCAGATCAGTATGAAGAACTAAAAGATATGCTTCGACAAGACCCGATTCTCTGCGAAGCATTACGTGAAGTTGCACCATCAAATGTCTAAGGAGTGAACACAATGTCGATGGAAGAAAAGAACAGGCGTCTGAACCATGTGAAGAAAGGAAAGGACGTTAGACGTACAGTGAAAAACAGAGAGGATAAGAAATGGGCGAAGAAGGAAATTATGCAGTACAAGACACGGTAATCGTTCATGGCAATATTTACATGGATAGCCGTGTGTTAGCATGGGATTTGCATCTTCGTCATAAAGACATCCTTGAAAAAGTACGTAAATACACGATGGACTCAATTGAGTCTTGTTACAAGGATACACAGGGTAAAAAACGAACCTCATATCTTGTCTCTCGTGATGGATTTGTCCTGATGATGACAAGTATACGCAATAAGTCCAATGAGTGCTTACGTGTCCTTCACCGCTACGACATAGCAAAATCCATTACCTGTATCGATAAGGAATTCACGGCACTTCGTCATGACCTCAATGAAGCTGGTGTGATTCGTCCATGGGTTAATCCAAGGTATCAGCTTGATAACCTCAAATCAATCTACAAGGATGTAACTGGAGACGATACACCGAGAGGATTCTATGATTCCATTGGTAATTGGATTGGCGTCGCCATTCCATACAGCAGTCGAATCAACATTACAGTCCGTGATTGGATTTTACAAAACATCCCAATGAAGAAAATCAAGGAATTTATCCTTGGTGTTCAGTCACATACCATTATCAGGAGCGAAAGAGGTTCCTGGGTTCATCTAGGCGGATTTGATAGTAATACCGTAGAGTGGGATAAGATCGTCAAGGAATTTCATGGAAAGTGTGCATATTGCGGCAAGGAAAAGCCGTTGCTCCCAGAACATCTCATTCCTCAAACCATTCTCAGCAAAGAACATCCAGAGCTTGTTGATAGGATTCAAAATATCGTCCCTAGCTGCTCTGATTGTAACCATAGTAAACTACGGCATGACTGGGAAGAATGGTATAGAGCACAGGATTTCTACACAGATACAAGATACTCTGCAATTAAAAGACATATCAATAAATACAAATTATAAGGGAGGTGCTAGAGATTGCCTAAGAATGACATCATGAAGGAAATCTTTGGCAATTCCCTTAGACGTAAAGGGGAAAAAGAATCACCAAAGGATAGAGCAGCACATGATTTTCAGTTCTTCTGTGAATATTACCTGAGTGATTACTTTAGTTCCCCATGGAGTGAAGCCTTTCATAAATGGCTCATTCATAAATACGAAGATATTATCTTCAATCATCGAGATGAACAAAATAAGGTCTGTGTTTCGTCTCCTCGTGGACATGCAAAGTCAACATTGACTTCTTTTGCATTTGTCCTTTGGTGTGCGTTATATAACTACAAAAAATTCATTGTCATCATCTCTGCGACAGCCATTGTTGCGAAACAGTTCATCTTGAATATCCGTGATGCGATTGAATTTAACCCTTTGATTAAACGTGACTTTGGCATGATTAAGAATGACTCCCTGTGGAACTCACAGGAGATATTGCTCCGTACTGGCGTCTATATCATCTGTAAGGGTGCAAATGCACAGCTCCGTGGCCTTCAGTTTGGCGGCACTCGTCCTGACCTGGCACTCCTTGATGATATGGAGTCCCAGGAAGAAGTCGATAGCCCAGCGCAGGTTGATGCATTAGAGCACTGGCTAACAGCAGATGTCATTCCAATGCTTTCTGTTGATGGCGATGCAATCTTTATCGGAACAGTGTTGAGTTATAACTCTGTCCTGTGGCGTTTATTGACAGAAGCAAGGTTCGCATCGTGGGAGCGCAAGAGATTCCAAGCAGTCATTGAATTTTCACCGAGTGAGCTTTGGGCAACATGGGAAAACATTATGACAGACTTGTCCCGTGGCGATAACTCTTATCGAGATGCCAAGCAGTTCTACTATGACCATAAGGAAGAAATGTTGAAAGACACAAAGGTACTATGGCCTGACCAACGGAAAGACCAATACCTGTATCTTATGGAAAAACGACTGGAATCTGAGGAGTCGTTTGCGAGCGAATATCAGAACGATCCAATGACTGAGAACCTTCGTATTTTCAAGACAGAATGGTTAGAGAATAACTTCTATGATAAACCACCTGACATCAAGGAAATCAACATTGCATTGGATCCTGCAATCAGTACGAAACGCAGTGCGGATTACTCTGTTATCCTTGTACTTGCTCGTGGCATGGACAATTACTTCTATGTCCTTGAGTGTGACGCGAAAAAGAGAAGCGGCGACAAGCTCATAGAGGATGCAAAGAATATCATTGCTCAATACTATAAGTATCGTCCGAAAATCGTATGTGAAACCAATCAGTTTCAGGCGTTCTTCTCAACGACGTTACAGAAAGACCTGATAGACTCTGGCATTTACCTGGAATGGATTGATGTCATGCACATGGGTAAAGACAGAAAGGCAACGAGAATCGAGAGTCTTTCACCGCATATTCGTCAAGGTCATATCAAATTCAAAAAAGACCAAACGTTGTTACTATATCAGCTTCGTATGTATCCTAGAACACACGATGATTGCCCTGATGCATTGCATATGGCACTACAGCCTATGCTTGAGTCATCCGTTGCCAAGTTCTCATTTGGTAGCTTTGGCGGCAATACAACGCATAATAATGGTTCAAGATTTACCATGAAAAAACTCGGTGAAGAATTAAAGAAGTTAGGAGGTGAGACCAACGAATAAACTACAGAAATTCCTAGCGTCCAAGATTCCTGCCATGAAACTTCTTTGGACTGACCGTTATGGTATGAATATCCCAAACGGGAACAAGACAAGAAAGACAATCCTTCCACCTCCTGATAAACGTAGGCTTCGTAATCTTTCTCGTGAACCTGTTGTACGGAAAGCCATGAATATCATCAGTGATGCCGTGTCATCTATGCCGTATACCATTGATGTCATTGCTCCTGGGCGTAGGAAATACACCAAAGAGATTGCTGTGATTCAGAATGTGATAGAACACCCGAATGTCATTGATAGTCGACGCAGTTTTATAAAGAGAATCATGGATGATGCACTGGTATTGGATGCGATGGTCGTTGAATCTGTCAAGTCATCTGATGGGAATCATCCAGTATATCTTTACCCTGTTGATGCGGGAACGATTAAGCTGCTTGAACCTTGGGATTACACAAATCCGCATGGATTCCGCTATGTACAGAATCAGGGAGATGGCGTAAAGAAGTTCACGGCAGACAATATCTTCTACGGAACACGACAGAACTTCACGGATACACACTATGGCTGTTCCCCTGTACGATATGCGTATAAGTATATCAGTGATTACATTGAAGCATGTGCAAGAGCCAATGACATTGCAACGAATACAACGTCATCGTTCCTCATTGGACTTCGCAATGCAAAGCCAGAGGAAATTGATAAGTTCCGCGATTACATGAACAATGAGATTGAAGGAACTGGCCATATCCCGATTGTTGGCAGCACAGAGATTGACTCTCGTCAGATTCGTAGTATCAACAAGGATAACCTTGGTATTGATTGGATTGACAGGCTCACGAAGATTATTGCCATGTCGTTCAGTATTCCGCCAGAAGAACTTGGCATCACGATTCAGAACGATAGAAGCACAGAAGATGATCGTGATAATTCCATGACAGAGGGCGCGATTAAACCATACGCTTATCTCCTTGAAGATTTGTATAACAACTATGTCATTGCAAAGATGGGACTTGGTGGTGTATTGCGTTTCCGTTTTATCCATGAGGACAGTGAGAACCAAAAGACAGCAAAGAGTACACGTCTTGTTAATGAATATAAGGCTGACCTTATTACAGAGAATGAGTTCCGTGCTCTGTCTGGATATGAAGAAAGCACTTCTAAGTACGCCAATATGACGCACGTTGAAAAGACAGCGAATATCAATGTTGACCTTGGCATTAGCGGAGGATTCAATGGTGTTGGTGACTTGAAAGATAATTCAAAAGATGATACTGGTTCAAGTAAGGACGGTGATAGTGGTTGAACAAGAAAGAATTGATGAGGAGTTCCATGACAAACATCACAATGTCCTCGGAACTCGGTAAGATGGTTATTAAGGGATGTATTGCAAAGATTGACAAGGCATCGACGGGTGCACCATGTGGTTCAGATGGAAAGCTCGTAGTGTTTACGTCGGAATCCATTAAGAAATGTGCGGATTCGTTTGTTGGTATGCCGCTGAATTGCACGTATCCAGAGGGCTTCTTTGCAGATGGCACTGACTTATTTACAGGACATGGCGAAACAAACATTGGTTATATCCGTAGTGTTGAAGCAAAAGATGACAACCTGATGGCAGAAATGGTCATTTGGAAAGACAAGTTCCCAGAGGAAGCATTCATGATTGTAAATGGTGCAGATTCGCTTGGTTTTAGTGCTGAGTGGTATCCAACAAATACACATGAAGATGATAGTACGATTTTCATGGATGAGTTCCAGGGTGCAGGATGTGCAATCCTTTGGAAGAACTGTGCAGCATTCAGCGATACATTCATTGAAACCCTTGCAGCAAGCATGGAGAAAAAGAATAGGAGTGATAAGAAAATGAATGAACAGGAAAAGAAAGAGATTATTGATAGCATTATGGCAGGTCTTGATGAGAGACTGAGTGACTATGAGAAGAAGATCGATGAAATCAAGGCTTCTGTCGGTGATGTCAAGGATGAGGTTGAGAAGTCTGTCAAGGCATCCATTGAGGAGATTAAGGCAGACGTAGAGAAAGCAAAGGATAAGATTGAGGCTTCTAAGGAAGTTCCTGCTCCTGAGACGCAGGAGATTGCACCGAATCCGTTTGAAGCAAACAAGGAGGAGACGAAGGAAGAAAAGATTGCAGAAATCAATGCTTCTGATATGTCTCTCGCTGAAAAGCTCCGTGAAATCACGAAAGTTCGTTACGGCAAGTAATTTAGATTAACAGATAAGACTGTTGCATTTGCAATGGTCTTTTTTTATTGGAAAGGATGATGTGAATAATGAGTAATGGTGTACTTTATAGTGCGTCTATCGCAACTACAGACAAAGGTCAGCCGATTAAGGCTGCATCGAACCCGATTAGTGTTTACAATGAAGACCATATGCTGGTCGTTGGGGACTACGACAAAGTTCTCCATGACTATCTGAAGCGTGACTTTGCTCTCGCCGTCAAGGTTAACAGTGTCCGTGCATCTGGCTATCCGCATGTATGGAATGAGCAGAAGGGTCTCCCTGCAAATACCAAGGCTGTTGACCCGAAGGTTGGCTTTGGCACGGCAGATGCTCCGTCTTATCGTCCGAAGACGCTCTCCACGGAGTACAAGCGCGATAACTGGAAGACGGCATTTGCTCGTTGCTATGCTACGGGTATCCGCTATGACTTCTTCACGCGCAACATGGAGAACAACTACGGTACGTTCGAGAATCTGACCGAGAAGGACTACAACGACATGTTCGTTGACTTTACGAAGACTACGTGCAACGACTTCTGGAATGGCGCAACGAAGTTTGATGCAACGGATGCGTTCACGTACTACGGTGTTATCGCTCAGATTTCTGAGAACAATGACAATGTCACGGCTATTGCGGATGGCACGAAGATTGCCGATGCACTCAACACGAAGATTGCAAACCTCATGGCTCGCCTTGACTACACGGGCTATCCGAATGTCATTGCAATGAACCCTGCAACGTATGACATCCTCATCAAGGAGGAAGCAGAGCGTTCCCTGTACCAGCGTGACATCACGACGGAAATTGTTCCGGGCGTCAAGGTTCCTGCCTTCTTCACGCCGATGGGCAAGCTCCCGATTGTCCTTACGCCGTTCATCAAGCCGACGGTCAACTCCGAAGCGGGCACGACTGTACATCAGATTGTTGCTCTTAACACTGCAATGATTGACCGCGTATGGCTCTTCAATGATGGCCCGAAGGTCTATGAGATTGCAAACCCTGACACGCCGCTTGCAAATGACCGTCTCCTCACGGATAAGTTCGTACTTGACTTCGCCAACTACATTGTTCATGGTGTTGACACGGGTATGCACTTCATCCTCACGAAAACGGTGAAGAACTGATATAACTGAGTAAAACAGTCGCATGGTATTACCCAACAAATAAACAAATAAGCGGCTTTTAGAAGGAGGTAGTTAAATGCCAAGAGTAGCAAAGAAAGCAGCCACGGAAGAAACAGTGATCAGAAACAGCGAACTTGAAGTAAAAGATGATATGAAAGCGAATGGTTCTATCCTGGTTGGCACTCAGTTTATTCCTATTGTTGATGGCAAGGTCAAAGTCAGTGCAAAACTGAAAGAAGTCCTTGAAAAGAGTGGGTTTTTGAAATGAACACATACTTGACTGAGGATGAAATTCCTGCATACTGTGGGCTTATCAGTGGCGTTAAGATTGAACACATTGAAGCGGCTACAACACTCATTGATGCGTACAAGGGACGTTCGTTTTTTCCAATGGAGCATACGGAACGTGTCGAATTAAAGCATAACCGTGTAGACCATGAGTTTCGTGGGAAACTCAAACACTTCCCTCGTGTTTCCATTGAAAAAATCACAGCAAAGACACATAGTTGCTTTGGTAATGATGTATTAACACTCGATGCAAGCACACTTGACTTTGACGATGATGAATCCTTGTATTTCACCTTTGAATTTCCTCAGTCGTTTATGTTCCGTAAACCTCCAAAGGCTATCAAGGTGACATATACAAGCGGATATAGTGAAATTCCTGAGTCTGTCAAGAGAGCCTGTGGAATCCTTGCTTGTAATATCAAGCAGATGGGTGGCACTTTGAGATGGAAAAGCCGTGATGACTATGATGTTAAAGTAACACTCAGTGATAGCGGTGTCTTTTCTCCTGAGATTGAGGATATATTGCGAGGTGTAGAGATTCAATGAATGTATTAGCTTACTATACTGACCGAATGGAACCATTGACATCGGAAAAAGGGATAACGGAACAAGCACTGGTATTGCGTAGAGGTAAAACAATGAGTCCACGGACGATTGCAGATGGTAGAGTAATGCTTGTAGACCTTGGAACTCAATTCGTTGGCGGTGACATTCTCAAGCGTCAGAATGGTGAGCAATACTTTATTATCTCGAAACAACAGAGTTCAGACTGTGTACAGATGCAAGGGAAACGAGTCAATGCGTATATTACGATTCGTACATTGGCGGACAAATATGTAAACCATAAAAAGGTTGGGACAGAGGAAAAGACCGTTGCGTCGGATTGCCCAACGTATTACCAAGATGTGTCGGCAGCAATGCACACGTATGACGCAGGACTTCTTCCAAAGACCGTAAAGAAAATTATCATTCACAATTCTGTGCCTATAAAATTGCTTGATCGTGTCTCTTTTGGTGAACGGGATTATCAAGTTGACAATATTGATACGGCAAAGTATGTCGGACTGTATGAACTACAGTTATCAGAGGATACGAGACAATGAGTAATCTTGCAAAGTCCGTGGAGACATGGGCAAAGAAGAATATGGCAGATATTGAACGGGAATGGGGAAAATCGACCATTGATGGCGAAGCAGAAATCAAATTTGAAATTGTAGATGACAGTCCCAATGAAATTACTGGACGATTTACTGCTAGTGGACAGAAAATGTGGATGAATGAGTATGGTTCTGGCTCGAAACTTGACCGAAGCAATCCGTTTTTATCACAATACACAAGTTCTTCGGTATTCAATAAAGAACGACTGAATGAAACTGGTGATTTCAAATATGCAATCCGTACAAGACCAAGTGGTCACTTCTATCAGGACTTAGATGGAAACAATCATCGAGGTTCTGGCATTGGTATGCCGCATGGACTCAGACTGGAAAGCAAGAGCACCTTCGGAAACCTTGCCGTGGATGCTCATGAGCCAAAACATACAATACAGGAAACTCTTACTGGAAACACCGCATACAACGAACAGTTCAAACAGGACTTATTGAGTTCGTTTGGGGCGACTGTAAAGGAATCCATTGCAAAGGTGGTGCATGAGAAATGAACGCCTTTGAATACGGTAATGAGCTTTGGAATCTATTTACGAATGATGAAATTCTGGTTCAAGCACTGAATGTCGATGTGAATGATGAATCTTCGTATTCTAAACACTATCGACAAGACGATGTTGCACCAGAGTTATTTTCTGTAGAAAATCTACCGTTTATTACGTTTTATTTTGCAGACGCAACTTCTACAGTGAACGACTATTTGAACCTTGGACTTCTTCGTATTGACATCTATACATCCTATCGGGATGACGTAGAGCCAATTCGTAAACGTATCACGGAAATCATCCATGAACATTTCGATGAGCGTATCCGTGCAGAAGGACAAAGAAGTTCAGGGATTACCAATGTATACAAATACAGACTGGAGT